ATGGTGCATTTAAGCGAAATCGCAGCACAAGATTACAACCTTAATCTGCCTCGCTATATCGACAGCGGAGAAGTTGAAGACCTGCAAAATCTCGCCGCCTATCTTTATGGCGGCATACCTGCGCACGATATGGACGCATTGGAAGCCTATTGGCAAGTTTTAGGCCGTATGAAAAACGAGTTGTTTGCCGAACACGATGGCCGCTTTACCACTATACAACGGAATCGATTGCAAATCTTTCCCACTCTCAACAGCTTAAAATCCTGCGGGATTGGTGTGGAATTTAGGGCTAATCTAGTACAGCCCCAAATTTAATCCACTATAAAATCGAAAGCAGCCAAATCAAAGCCCATATATTGGCGCACCCCGATTACGCCGCCTTCAAAGCCGGACACCTGGCAAAGTTTGCCGCGTGGCACACTCAAAACGACCTTGCCGCCATCCAACCGGGCAGGCTTATCCGGAAATGGAGCGAAAGCCTGCTGGACGCGTTCAAACCCGGCAGCCTGATTGAAGAATACGATTTCTACCAAATCCTGACGGACTACTGGGCGGAAACCCTGCAAGACGATGTTTATCTCATCGCCCAAGATGGCTGGAAGGCGGTTAAAAACCTGGCCGAAATCACCAAAGAAAGCGATGAAGACGCGAACCTGACCGTCGTCTTTGAGGAAACCGAAACCGGCAAAAAAGGCAAAGCCAAAACCAAGCGCATCAGCAAAAAATACCGCAGCGAAGTCATCGCCCCCGAGCTGGTTGCCCGCCGCTACTTTTCAGACGGCATCGCCAAGCTGGAAGAAAAACAAAGCGAGCTGGAACGCCTAAGCCAAGAATTGGAAAACCACATAGAAGAACACGGCGGCGAAGAGGGTGCGCTGAACGACGTATTGGATGCAAAAGGCAAACTTTCCGCCAAACTTCTGAAAACCGCATTGGAAGAAAGCGGCATAGAAGAAGGCGAACGGGCTGTTTTACAAACCACCCAAACACTGATGACGCAGGAAAAAGCCGCGAAAGACGCAGTCAAAACCCAAATCGAAGCCCTGAACCTTGCCGTATTCAAACAATTCGGCCGACTTTCCGAAGCCGAAATCAAGCAGCTTGCCGTTCAAGACAAATGGCTTGCCGATTTACAAAGCCGAATCGAAAATCGCTTGGAAAACAGTATTCAGCAGCTTATCAGCCGCTTGAACACGCTGGAAGACCGCTACCGCAGCCCGATGGCCGAGCTTGCCCGAGAAGTGGAAAAGTGGCAAAGCAAAGTCAATGCCCACCTTGAAAATATGGGTTTTGGAGGCTGAAATGGCGGCACAGACAGGCTATAAGGCGAGCGGGTTTTGAGACCTTTGCAAAATTCCCCAAAATCCCCTAAATTCCCACCAAGACATTTAGGGGATCGCGGTTCGGGTGTCCGCACCGCTTAATACGTCGTCGTCCACGAACTGACCCATTTGCTCGAACGCCATCGCAACGCCCGTTTTATGGCGCATATGGACAACTTTCTCCCAAACTGGCAAAGCATCAAACAACAGCTTAATGCCTTGGAGTTATTTGCACAAATATATAATTTAACATAATATATATTATGCGAACTACCCGAAGAACCGTTTTTTACGGTGGAAAAAGCCCGGATTGTTCGGATAAACGAAATGCGCGCAATGGGCTTTGAAATACGCCCTTTTGACGCGCTCCCTGTCCTTTTCCCTGCAACGTCTGTATTCCAAACCTGCAATAATTTCAATCGGGTCTATATCCATCACGTCGGCAATATCCAAGACGACGGCAAAGGGAAACCGCAACCGGTTGCGCCGGTATTGGGACACTTCGGACGGCGTAACCGCCCATCTTTTGGAAAGCGCGTAATCGGAACGCACCCGCAACCGCCCTTTGACGGCATCCAGCCATTGGGATTGTGAAAGCATAATAAAATCAAAGCCTTTGCGAAAACCTGTAATTTAATGATACAGATTTTTGCAAAGGCTCTCTATTTGAGCATATGCTCCTTATTGTTTTATGTCTTTGGGATTGCTTTCGGGAAGGTCTATGTAACCATGATTATATTCAGTCTCGTCATCTGTCCCGAAAAGAGAAACTAAACAGATATTGCCTTTTCCGCATTTTTGCCCTTTTTCAAAACCAACATCAAATCCGTATAAATAGCTTGCAAATAACAAAATCAATAATGCAATCCATTTTAGGGCTTTTTTCATTTTTCTTTTTCCATCGAGTATTTTATATAGTCTTCTTCTTTTATTTCTTTAATTCCCTTTTCTATCAATAGATTAAGTATTTCAGTTTCTTTAAATCCCATTTTTGTTGTTACTACTGCTCTTACGTATTCTTTTTTAACTTCTTCCCATGTTTTGTCTTGTATATGTTTGCTAGGCATTTTTTCACTCCTTAATGAATTCAAATTAATTTACCGCTTATAAGTTTCTTTGTAAAAATTTTCTTGACTTCTAATAATATTTTTAATTAGAATTTTCAAATAAAATATTTTCTTAGAAAAATAGGTTTTGTCTAAAATGAACAAACGAAGCGCAGAAATAATATTCGTAAACGGCAAATGGCTGGTTGATTGTTATTCAAACGGCATTTTTGTAACAGAATCCGAATTTGATACGTTTTTTTTGGCTTTGGGTTCTGCCCGCGAATATATCGAATCGGGCGAAATTGTTTCTTTGTCCGTTTGCGATGTTTTTTTAGATTTGGGCAATCGAGAATTAATCAGCTTGTTCGGATTGTGTAACTGATGTTTTTATGCCCCCCCCCTATCTAACAGGGGGGTTCGAAATCGAAGGGCTACGGGAATCCAAAAAATGCAAATTTCAAGAGGCAGAAGTTCATATCAGCAACCTGCTGAATACGAACGTTACGAACAGTTGGTTGTAGATGAAAAGGGGCATTTAAAGGTCGTACCGCTTAGACGAGGTAAAGCGGATTCCGCTTTCATCGACACTATCAGCTTTACGTTTCACGAAAGCTCGGTTGCAAAATTCAATCTGCTGACGACTGAATTTTTTCCGATTAAAGGCGTTTCAGATCGAGATGTGCTTGCCCGATTCTCAAGTATTTTGGAGTGGATTTTCGGTTTTGGCATTTCATCGCATCAACCGGTAGGCAAAGGTCGTTTTTATGAGTCCCGATGGCAGATGGAACGGGACGGCGTTTTGTACGGTCAGGTTTATATCGGGGGGCAAGAGGAAACCATACTTGTAGAGATGACGGGTAAAGGCTGTGCCGTTGCAGAAGAAGGCTGGGAAGAAAGGTTGCACCGTTTTTTAGATGCCGATACCACATATCGCGCCAAAATAACCCGTTGCGATGTTGCAAAAGATTTTTTTAATCATGAAATTTCGCCTGATACCGCTTGGGAAATGTACGAACAGGGCAAGTTTGATAAACGCGGGAAACGTCCGCTTGTCGGCAAGCTTGGGGAAGATTGGCTCAACCCTACCGAAAAAGGCAAAACCCTAACCATAGGTTCTAAGCATTCATCCGTTTTTTGCCGTATTTACGACAAAGCGAAAGAACAAGGGGATACAAGCGGTCTGTTTTGGTGTCGTTTCGAGCAACAGTATATGGGACGTAACTGCTTTTTGGGCTTGGATATTTTATTGTGTCCGGGTGCGTATTGGGGCGGTGCTTTTGAAATATGCGCGCATCTGCAACAAAAAGGCGTTTTGGAACATCGTCAAGTAAGCAACGCCAAGAGAGCCGAAATCAGTGTTGAACGTTCGAAAGAAGTGGCGGCAAAACAGGTTGGCAGAACCATCAACATGATGATTTATCTGGGTATGAAAGACGAAGAGATTGTTGATTATTTGCGCCGTAAGGACGGCACTTTGCCACATCGCGTAAATCCTGCGGCTTATTTCGTCCCTGAGAAACGTGCATGCGAGTATTTGCATGACTATGAAGCCGATATTGATGTAGTCAATTTTGACGAATACGGAATGATTTTAACCACTCTGCAAGAAAAGGAATGTAAAGATGAAGATGATTGCAACTGTTCGCGGTATGAAAAGAAGTCAAGGCATGACCGAACAAGGTAAGCCGTATGATTCTACGAAACTTTATATCGATATTCCCTTTGCGGAAAGCCCCGATATGTGCGGTTCTGCAACTCAAGAATTTACATACGGCACATACGCCAATTATGAAAAACTGCTTTTAGCGGGTGCAAAAACTCCGTTTAAGGCAGAAATCGATTTTGATTTTCAAACAAACGGCAAAACCGTCAAACAGGTTGTCGTTAATGTCGTACCAATTTTAGATAAGCCTAAAGCCCAATGAAATATCACGTAAGCGCGTGGCTTCCTGCTGCTTCAACAGGCGGCTTGCCGACAATTCAGGAATTTCATTTTGACGATGAATCGGAAGCCAAGGCATTTTATGATAAATGGGAAGACGATCCCGATAGAAGAGAGTTCTCAATAGCCTATCACAGTCAGTTCGGTTATCCCTACTCTTATTATGAGGATGACGAAGGCAATCAATTTTATTGGGACGGTTCGCCTATGCATGACGATGAAGGCAATGATGTTTATCCCAATGGAAACCCTTTTTTTAACGAAGAAGGAGAAAGGCTAGATCCCGAAGGTCATGACTTTTTTATAACGGCTTTTATTACGAAAGCCATTATGACGCTTCTATCCAAGCGGGCCTTTATGAAAACGCTCTCGAATACGCCATAAGCGACGAAGAGAGAGAGGAAGTCATGATGTTTATGGAACGTTCCGAATCTTTTATTTTTGGCGAAGATGATGATGACGATGATGACGATGAATCGGAAGATTATGAAGACCTCTACTCTGATGTTCCATTTTAAGGCTGTACGGTTTGCCTCCGAAAACCGTAATTTTTAAAAAGGAAATTTTATGTTTAAAAGCATCAAAGCAAATGCCCGCAAAGCGGGTGCAGTTGTAGCACTGGCTACCCTCTCCGCGCCGACTTGGGCGGATGGAATCGAAGGCGTTGCAAACGGCATTGTAACCGAAATCAATAAAGTTGTTCCGGTCGTTTCAAGCGTCGGCGTTGCCCTGCTCTCCGTTTATGTGCTGGTTAAAGCATTCCGCCTCGTCTCCGGCTTTGTTGCTGGTCGTTAAAAAGGTGTGATGATGGGATACAGGGTAGGAATGCAGTGTTTTTCAAAAAAAGAACAGGCAGAGGATTATTCTGTATCCCAAATCGTGCCCGTTATATCTCCCGATGGGAAACTGTACGCGCCATATAAATCAGGCGGAAATTGGTATTTTGAAGGCTATCGGATAGATTTGTCTTTCCCGCAATGCTCCCAAGAATCGCAGTTTGCACAAGGGGCAATGCTTGCCTCTTCGTTCCTGATTTTATTCGTGCTCGTATGGGCATTTAAAACGGTAGGAAACATGATTAAAGGAAGCTTTGTAAATGATGGTTGATTTCCCTTTTCTTATTGGATTTTTTGCAGTTTTATCATTGGTTTATTTTTTCAAATAGGGGGAATTTGATGAAATTTAAAAGAATGGCGGCCGCTTTTGTGATGTCCGCTTTTTTTGTTCCTAACGCATTTGCAGAGTATGAATATATTTCAACAGAGGTTGAGCCGGGCATTAAGTTTGTATCAAGGGATAAAAAGATTTTTAATTATTTTAATAATAATCCTGTAGGTGAAGTTTTATTTGTTAGAGATGGTCGAAATGGGAAAATATTAAAATCTATTCATAATATTGGTTGTTTTTATTTTTATTGTATGGTTTATCAAAAAAATGTATCTGATGCTGATAAACCTAAAGAAAATATGAATGTTTTTGACATATCGGATTTAAATTTAAAAGATCCCGACCAAGAAGATGCAGACGATTTGGGAATGACGTTGGCGGATTATAAGAAGATGATTGCAGAAGGCGAAGAAGCCGAAAGGATTTTGCGGGAAGTACAAGTAAAAAAGGCAGAACAATTACAAAAAGAAAAGGAAGAAGAAGCAAGGAGGAAGGGCAAGAGGAAGGTTTTTGTAGATTATCGGGGGATGAAATTCAAATCAGCAAAAGAAGCCTGTTATGACGTTTACAAGGGTTTGACTTATGGCAGGGGATGGGATGGTTATTATCAGCATATTGAAGTAAAAGGCGTTGATGCGGGTCTGTATGAAAATAATAAACAGCTTGGCAGGTGTAACGCTGTTTGGCCGGATGGCAAAGTTGCCAATACTTTAGATTATTCTGTCATATACGAAGACATACCCGAAGGGGAAAAGCCCGAAGAAGAAAAAAAAGAACCCGAAAAAGACCATCCGAAGCCGGTAGAAAAGCCCGATGCGTCCAATCCGAAGCCGTCTGAAAACCCGAATGTTTCAACACTGGGGGGCGGTGCTTCCCCCGCCGACGGAAATGCGCCGGGTGGCGGAAGCCTCGGAGCATCCGACGGCGGGGGAAGCACAGGCGCGGGGAACGGCGGTAATAACGGCTCAGCGGAACAAGGAAGCGGCAAAGGCAAAGGGGATGGCGAAGGAAGCGGCAAAGGCAAAGGGGATGGCGAAGGAAGTGAAAAAATGCCCGATGTCCCGAAGTATGGAGAGCCCGATTGGGGAAGCCTTAAAAGTGATGGAAATTTTGGAAGTTATGCACCTGCAAACGTGTTTTCAACGGGAGGGCATTGTATGAGCGATATAAGGCTGGATATGGGACAGTTCGGCAATCATACGCTTCAAATGGGCTTTCTGTGCGATTTTTTGAAAAAGCTGAGATATGTTTTTATAGCCATGGCTTATCTCTATTCCGCAGTCTTGGTTTTTAAAACCGTAAACAGTTTGAAAGGTTAAAAATGCCAAGATTGATTGTCGCATTGTTCAGCGCATTGGCACCGATGCTTAAAGACTTGTTTTTTAAAATTCTCGCAGGTCTTGGAGTGTCGCTTGTCTCATATGAGGCGTTAAGCCTTTCAACCGATGCCATTTTGAAATATTTTCAAAACGCCTATGGGAATATCCCGCCGGATATTTTGAATATGTTTGCACTGGCAGGCATTCCCGAAGCACTAAACATCATATTCGGCGGTTTCTCGTTCTCGTTCGGCATATGGTCTTCCTACCGCGTTTTAAAATTTCTAAAATAAAGGGAAAAAGATGATTACATTGATTACAGGCGTTCCCGGTTCGGGCAAAACTTTATCCGTCGTTTCAGACTTGTCGAAAAAGATAGACAACGAATGGAAAGGCAGGAAGATTTTTATTGAAGGCATTCCGGAATTAACCATAGAAACAACGCCTATTCCCGAGGGGCATTCAATCAATGATATACACGTTTGGCTTCAGTATCCCGAAAATAACGGCTCGGTCGTCATCATAGACGAAGCGCAAAATGTTTTTCCTCCGCGCTCCCCCGCCGTAAAAGCCCCTCCCCTTGTCGAATGGCTGCACGTTCACAGGCATTCGGGGATTGATATTATCCTGATAACGCAGATGCCCCAACGCATAGATAAGCACGTCCGCGATTTGGTCGGCGCGCATTACCATATCCATAAAACCCCGCTCGGCATTTTTATGAGGTATTTTTGGGACTATTGTGCGAATAATCCAAGGTCGGAGTTCGCAAATGCCCGCCCCGAAGTCTATAAGTTGGATAAAAAGGCATTCGGGCTTTACAAATCGGCAGAAATCCATACCAAGGTAAAAACCCCGAAAAGCCGCGTTTTATATATCATCCCCATCGCATTGGTATTGTTCGCCCTATGCTTTTATTTGGGCTACAAGCTATTATTGGGGCTCGGTAATAAGGACGGAACAGCGGGAGGAGAAGCTAAAACGCAAACAATCGTTTCGGAGGAACAATTAGAACAAGTCAGGGGCACGGCGCATAAGGCATCGGGCGAAGCCGGAAGAAATATAGGCAATCAGTTAGAACCCGAAAGGGAAAATCAGAATTTGACGAAAGAGATGTTAGAACCTACCGTTGAAGGTCATCCCGAATCAAAACCGATTTATAACGGGGTCAGGCAGGTCAGACAAATGGAATTTCCCGTTGCCTGTGTCAAATCGTCAAATTCCTGCAACTGCTATTCAGGGCAGGCAACCGTTTTAAAAGAGATAGACAAAAAAACCTGTATCGATTACGTCGATAACGGAATGCCGTTCAATCCGTATAAAGAAGAACAAAGAGAAATTCAGATAGATACCGCCGAACAGCAACCTTTAAAAAAACAAGTCTTAGTAATGGTGCCGCAAAATAGAAAACCGCCCTTAATCGGGCGGTTCTTTTCGTGGGTTATTGACTTATCAGTATGA